CCCCATCAATTTGATTTAGATAGATATGAGCATCACCGAGACTCGCAATTAGTTCGTTAGGAATCATATTAACTTCTTTTGCGATAATTTCTAAAAGTAGTCCGTATGATGCCAAATTAAACGGAAGTCCCAATGGGACATCGTTACTACGCATATTGAACATCAAGGAGATTGCTCTGGTTGGAACATTTTGTTTATTCAATTCTTCGTCTGTATCATCTAATTGGTATTTAGTTTCTGCTAATTCATGTCTTTCATCCCATGTCAACTCTCTTGTATAAACTTGAAATCCATAATGACAAGGTGGAAGTACCATTTGGTCTAATTCACTAACATTCCAAGCTGATACCATTAGTCGTCTTGAGTCTGGATTTGTTTTAAGTTCGTTGATTAGGTTTGCGATTTGGTCTATTTGTTCAGGTACCCAAGCTGTATGAGCATCAAACTCCTTTGATTTGTCTATTAACTTACCTTTCCATCTTCTCCATTGCTTACCATAGATTGGCCCTAATTCACCCCATGTCTTTGCAAACTCATCATCATTTTTGATTTTGTTGATGAATTTATCCTTATCAATAATAAATTCTGTTTCACCACCATCGGGTAAAGAGTCTACATATTTAGTAAAGTTTCTAACATAGTTAGCAAAGCAATCACCATCCCAAATATGACAATCATTATCAATAAGGTATTTGATGTTTGTATCACCCCTTAAAAACCAAAGTAGTTCTGTTACTATTGATTTCCAAGCCATTTTCTTGGTTGTAAGTAATGGAAACCCTTCACTCATTTTATGGCGTATCTGTCTACCAAACACCGATAGTGTTCCAGTGCCTGTTCGGTCTTTCTTTTCCACTCCATTATCAAGAATGTCTTGCAGGAGTGATTGGTATTGTTTATCTAAATTGTTCATATTAAAGTGTCATTAGAACTATAATAATCATACCAACAATCCCTACTATTCCCATCAACAAAAGTATATCTTCTGGTTTATTTTCTCTATTCATAAGTTTGTTTTTATATACTAATTAATCAATTTTTGATTTAAACCCATCAATAAGAAGAGATGCGGTTGCATAATTTGTAGCAAGTGGTATATTGTAAACATTACACACCCTTAAAAGCATATTAACATCTACTATATGTGGGTGAACCACTAATGGGTCTACAAAAAAAACAACACCATCTATTTTACCATCTGCTATCATTGATGCTATTTGAGCATCACCACCCAATGGGCCTGATTTTTTCTTTTCAACATTAATACCAGCATGCTCTATATGAGTTCCTGTTGTACCTGTTGCAATGATTCTTTGGTTTTTGAAGAAATCCAATCTCTTCATTATAAAAGCCACCATATCGGCTTTTTTGCCATCGTGTGCTATAACTGCGATATTAAACATATGTAAATATACAAAATTTATTCCATATTTACAATACTTTCAATAATTTTTTTTACATTTTTTGAGTGAATTTTTACTTTGATAACCCCATCGCCATCAACTTTAATTCCATCTTCTAAAACCCGCCTAAGTTTAGATAATTCATCATCAGTTATTTTACTTTCAACAGGTATTAATTCTATATTTAATTCCAAAACTGGCTCCTTTTGTGAAAAATAATATTTAGATTTACTAAACCATATAAATCTATTGTGGGTCAATAACCCCTGCAAAAAGGAAATGAATTTGGCGGGGTTCATAACTACAATACTCCATATTAAGCATCCACTTCTATTTGTTGAACACGATATTTTCTACCAGTTGTATCTAATTCGTTTGCTTGCTGCGCAAAAGTTTCTGCTTCTTCAATTGTATCAAAATCATCTATATCATCAGTTTCATCTAATTTTGCTACCCAAATTTTTGGAGTAATTGGTAAAAATTGTTTATAAACTCTAAATTTAACTGCCATTTTATTCTCCTTTTATTTTATAAATCATCGCTATCTCGTACAGAATTCCATACAATAGCATGGCCTGAAGATTGTGTTATTTGTAGTATCGGGCCGTATATAGGAGTACCTGCTGCAAAAGTTAATCCAGTACTAGTACCAACTCCGATAAACCCACCATTTGCAACAGGATTAGTTCCATCAGTTTTCATTCTAATAACAGCAACCGATTGTTGTATTGGGTAGTAGCAATATGCTGTTGATGTAATAGTACGATTATTAATAGAACCCGATGAAATTGAAAAACTCATGCTTACAGAGCCTGATAGGTATGTTCCACCACCTAAACCAAACTCACTTTTTAATGGATGTATTTGAGCCATTATTTTCTCCTTTTATTTTATTTCTTTAAATTTTTAACTACCTATTTCTTGATCGTGGTGGTGTATAAACTCGTGGATAACCCCTCCCACTTCGTGGGCGGTGAATTATGTTTGGTCTATTCATCCTATCCCTTCGTGGGGGAGATTGATAGTAATATCTTGGTCTTGGTGGAGTTACTATCACAGGCCCCCGATGAATTACCACTGGGGGTGATGGAACATATCTCCAACTATAAAAATTCCACCTATTATTATACGGTGATATATATGGACCGGATGGTGGAAAATAAATATCATCCCAATAAGATACTGAAGGTGGGTTGGTGGGTGTTATTGTAGTGTATGTGGGAGTTCCACACGAAACTAATAATAAAAACAATATACCAATTAATCTAATCATTTTATTTCTCCAACTTTTTTTAAAGCTCTTGCAGTTTCAATCCATTTTTTACCAATAGGGTTATATACCGGCCTTCTCATAAACTCATTCACAGCTTTTTGAACTGCGGCAGGAGGTGGGCCATAAATGGTGTTATCAATTATTCTATAATCTTTTGCACCAAATAAAGTTTGAAATTTACCCATATTCTCTTGGCAATCTTTCCAAATAGATGTTACTAACTCATCTGATAATGTTCTATCTCTACCATGATTTCTTTCCTTAGCAACTTCCAATGATGTATTTACAAACACCATCATACAATCGTATCCTAAAGATTCGGCATGTTGTTTTTGTTGTTTAATTTTTGCAAAATCATCACCCGTTCCATCAATAATTAGGCCCAAACGGCCTGCTTCATAGAAATCTCTTTGTGCTTTGGTTATTTGTTTTGCTCTATCTCTAATACCACCAGGAACTTCAGTAATTTTTTTCCACAATTCAGGCTCTTCTCTTTCAATTCTACCCAAATCTTTTGGATTAATACCATTTTTCTTTAATTGGGCTTCAAACGCCGTATCGGAATTAATTACTTTTAAGCCGGATTGAGCAAATGATGATTTATATCTCTTATCAATACCAAATACTTCTGATGCTGTGAAACTTTTTCCTGAACCAGGACCCCCCGCCATAAATATACACTTTAATATACCTGGATCATCAACACCTTCAATAAGGTAGTTTTTTCTAATTATATTATTAAGTATTTCTTTTAATTTCATTATTATACTCCCAATATAAATAGTTATTTTTTATTATTAAATAAGTTAAAAATACTCTTAAAAAAACCAAATAAAAACCCAACAACTACTGAACCAAAAAATATTGGTGCAAGGATTGGCCACATAAAAGGCCAACCAATTATAGCACCATCACTTAAAGTTAATTTTTCATTAATAAACCTAAGCGAATATAGTATAGGAGAAAATATTAGATACCCCAATAAATATATTTGAATATACTCATGTATCATTTCCAACACCTCCTAAGAACTTCAACCAAATCCTTTAAATCAGTTTCATTTTTTATTTTAAATTGATTTGATTCAAAGAAATAACAATACCAAGTATCATCTTTGATTTCATCGCTTGATGATGTTATCAAACACAAATCACCAATATCCAATGTATAATAGTGCCAATCGGTAGGAGCACCGGATTCTTCTGCAGTTACAACTGTTTTTTCAAATCCAAGTTCTAAAAATATTTGTTCTCTCATTATTCTAATTTTTTAAATTTAGGACTACAACCCAAATAGATTGAGTTTTTGAATGGTGTTACTCTGTGGGTTTTAATTTTATGTTTTTTAATAACTTCATCTACAATTTCAGAAAATTCGTATTCACAAATTTCATGTGCCATAAAATCAATTACCTTTTGCCCATTTTCATCTACGGTGGCGTTGTTCATTAATTCATCAAAATCGGCCGATGGGGTGGATGCTTTATATAGTTTCCTATAGCATTCCCTCATTGCTTCTATTTCTTTTGTTGTTGCGTTCATCACAATTTTCCTACTTTAAGTTCACCATCAATTTGTTTTAAGGCATCCGAAATAACTTTAACAATCTTATACGGGTCTGCATTTGAAGCAGGCCTTCTATCCTCAATATATCCCTTCCAATTCAATGATGTTTGAATGGGAACTCTTAAAGATGCACCTCTATCAGAAACACCCCAACTAAACTTATGTATGGATTGGGTTTCATGCTTACCTGTTAATCGTTGTTCATTAGATGAACCATAATTTTCAATATGTAAGGTATGTCTACTTTCAAAAACATTGAATATTTTAGAAAAGTATTCCATTCCCCCAATTTCTCTCATTATGTGGTTTGAAAAATTACAATGTAATCCACTACCATTCCAATCACCCATAACAGGTTTTGGGTGAAACTCAATTTTATATCCCCATTTTTCGGATAATCTTTGTAAGATATATCGTGATATCCACAAGTCATCTGCAGCAGATTTTGATGAGGTATTGAATATCTGATATTCCCACTGTCCCAAAAGTACTTCTGCGTTGGTGCCTGTTATTGATAATCCAGTATTTAAGCAAATTTGAAGATGTTCATCTACGAATTTTCTACCACTTACTTGCCCATCACCCACACCACAATAATACTTACCCTGTGGTGGTGGAAATCCATTTATTGGAAACCCAATCGGTCTACCATCTTTTAAAATAGTATATTCCTGCTCAAATCCATACCATACATTATCATAATCAGGTAATATGTGTCTAATATTACTTTCGTGTGGTGTCCCATCGGGATTCATAACCTCACACAAAACAAAATAACTTACATATGAACCCTCATCCATGGAATTTTGGTATAAAGCAACAGGTTTAAGTATTCTATCAGAATAATGCCCTTCGGCCTGTTTTGTGGATGAACCATCGAATGACCACTCTGGGCACTCAGATAGGGTTATAGAATCTTCTTTGGATAATATTTTAACTTTACTTCTTAGGTTTGGTTCGGGTGTATATCCATCCAACCAAATGTATTCTAATTTTATCATATTAATCTTTTAATTTATTATATACTTCTTCTTTTTTTGCTGTTGTATTCATCATAATTTTCCTACTTTAAGTTCACCATCATATATTAAATATTCTTTTGAAGATAAAGCATCAATCATATAGTATTTACCCCCCATTGATTTATCTGTTGCTTTGATATCAATAGAGCTGACCCCAGTGTGGCCTACAATTTGAATAAATCTACCTTTGATAGAATCTTTTCCTCTTTTTTTATTTGACCATAACAAAGATCGTGGACGAATCCAAATTGGTGATTGGTTTACATCATCACCATAGGGGTCCCATCCTGTAAATTTAAAAATAGATGGGCTGTATATAAATGTTTCATTTAATTTCTCAACCAAATTATCACAATCCCACATATTTCTAAACCACCTATCCATAAATACTGAAGATACACCGGCGTGTGTACATAGGAACTTATCAAAGGAATATGCCATTTGAAGATGTTCCATATTTTCTTTCAGTACCATTTCTATATCAAATTTAAGAGCGGGTTGAAAACCTGAATAAGTTTGACCAACATTCATATAATGAAAATCGTGATTACCTACTAATAGGATAACCTCTTTACCGCTTGTTTTTTTATATTCAATTATTTCTTTGAAATTATGAATTTGGTCTATGCCAGGTATATCAAAACTATCAAAGTAATCTCCAATAAAGATAACCCTATCAGCGTTTTCTTTTGCTACAATGTCCTTCCAAATTGGACGGCCATGGATATCTCCAATGAATATTGTTTTCATACTTAAATATATCTTTTAGTAATACCAACACTAGATTTTAACCATTTTATTACAAATAGATGTGTGATTTCTTTTTTACCAATTATACCTTCCCAATTAATTCTTTGGAAACCAAATGTTGGTGTAATATACCACATTGCTTCTTCACCAAAATGAAGATTTATAGTTTTACTTAATTTAAAATTTCTTTGTTTCAGCATAGTAGTTTTCATACTTAAATATACAAAATAATTTTTATATTTCCAAATTTTACTTAAAGTAAAACTGGAGAAATAAGTGAGTTAGGTTCAATTAATTCTTTTAATAATATTGTTCAATCTCGAAAACATCTCAAACGCAACTGGAATTGACATTAGTGATATCAAAAAATTATTAACATAAGAATATATTGTAACCACATTACCAGCAGTCATATTATTTGAAGTTGTTATTAGAAGTATTATGGATAAAACCAAAAATATTGATTTTATCATGCCAACCAAAAACCAATTTTTACCTTGCAATGTTGATTCAAATATTTCCAATTTTCGCTTACGATTAAAAAAAGAAACGGAAGTGTCATACCCATTTTGTATAGCGGTTACTTTATTCTCGTAATTATTGTTTTTAACATCAATAGATTGTCTTATTTTTTTATAATAAATTAGAACTGCAAGTATTATAACAATTAAAGCTAAAGTAACTAATAACCCTACTCTCCAATTTGATAAGTATATGAACCCTATTGAACCAAAAATAGTGATGATTGTTGCAATATAATAATGAACATATCCCTCTAATACACCAACAACATCGTGTGCCATATCAGCTCTGGCAATTTTTACAGAATCAGATTTGTTATTAGTTTTTAAGAATCGTAAAACAATATCATTGTAAATTTGTGTATAAACTTTGGTGTCATAAACCATTCTTTTGTAATTGACGAGACTAGAAATGGAGTAGGATAAAAATAATAAGATAATCCAAAACCAACCACCATTAATTAATCCATCAATACTTTTCCCAAGTAAAAATGGCTGTGATATCATTGATAACTCCGTTACCAACATAAAAAAATAAATTAATAGTAATTTACACTTATACTCTTTGAATATTTGATATATTTTATTCATCTATTTAAAACAATAATGATAATTTTTATATTTCCAAATTTTACTTACACAAATACATCTAATATGGTAATCGAATTTTATACCACAATAATACAATAAGAACTATAAAATTGGTGGTATAGTTAAAAATAAGTGCCCAATCATTTAATATGATTGCGTATATTTCCATAAATACTTCACCAAAAAACCACACTAACAACATACCCCAACCAATATGGCATCGACCATCTTTAATGGTTCTCCACATTTCAGGAATAGAAGATACTCCCAAAAGGAATCCACCAATGTATCCTATAATTAAAGTAGTATCCATAATGATAATTTTTATATTCCCAAATCTAATCCCACCAAGTCTTTAATCCTGTTTTCTTATCTTTTATGATATTACAAAATTCTCCCCATTCCTTTTCATCCAATTCAGCAGAATATAAAAATACCTTGCTGTTATGTTCCCTCTCTTCATCGGTTAATTTATCTTCATAAGTAAATAAATCACGATTACTATCCAATGGAATAAAATCACCATCATTATCAATTAACTTACCATACTTTTCTTCAGCCATATCCATATAAACATAATCATTCATTTGGTTTTTTAGAATCTGACTTGCTCTTTCCATTTTAGCAATTTTGGGGATGCGAGTAGAATCAACTCCAGTACCTTTGGATTTGGTTCTATCCCCCATATGCTCAATGGATATCTGCATAAATTGTAATAGAGTGTAGTAATCCCACCACCTAAATTGATATAGTGGTTTTCTAAATCTCCAAATATTTTTGAAAAAGTTTATTAGACATTTTGACTGATAGATAAATTCGATGTAATAGTATTTAAGGTTTTTCATAATCTGATATTAATTTATCTAATAAATCCTTTCGTTCCTCATCTGTCATAATTTGATATTTTGAGAGGTAGTAATCATTTACTTTATTTTCTTCCAAATACTGATGTAATTCTTCTATGGTTCTACATAGTTCATTATCATCTTTATCTGTCATTGTCAAATCGGTTCGTTTCCCAAAATTCTTTTCATAACACCACCAATCAAATGTATCTCTACCCTCCATACCATAAATTGAACCAATCAACATAGCGATAACGCTTTCATATGAGCCTGTAAAGTTTATATGGTCAATACCTGCTTCATATGCTTTATCTAATCTTTCTTGTTGTTCTTTAAGTTCAATAATAATTCTTTCAAATACTTCCGGTCTTATGCTGTAATCCATTGTATTTTGTTTTTAAATTGAATACTTTCACTTCCATCATACTCATTGATAGTAAATTCTTCACCTTCATCTACCCACTCTATATATAAATCTTCAACTCCTCCGGTATTGATACCTGGATAAGTATTTTTAACATACTCTTCTGCACCATCAAAATTTTCTAATTCAATCAACACTACTAAATTTGGGTCAAATATTGCTTCAAGAGGAGCACCCCAAGTATAAAATCCAGCTCCCCATCCATATGAAATAAGAACTGCTACTTTACCATCTCTAATTACTTTGTTCATATTTTGGTTAGTTTATATTTTACACCATCAATTTCTACTACTTTGTTATCGTAAGAATTGGGTTGTTTTTCTTTAACAGAATCATCCAATCCATAGATTATTCTATCTTGAGAATTCCACCAATATCCCTTTGAGGTTTCCCAATAGATTATATTATTTTTCTTATCTCTGATTTCCAAGCCACCGTTGGCCTTAAAATCCCAGTTGATTTGTTGTGCTATTGTTTTAGTCTCTTTGTTCATTATTTTCTTCTTTAGCGTATAAGGTTTCTAAATAATCATCAAGATCCTTTGTAGTCATATAGGTTTTATCAAAATCAGGCTCAAATGTCTTAATTTGTTTAATAGTATGGTCTCTTACACCAATTTTGTAATAATGATCTTCAATAGCATCCGCCAAATCTTGAATGTATTCTGGCCCCACAACTGAAATTCTTAAATCATACCACTCCCATTTTGTCTTATAATCGTAGAATGTAATTCCTTTAGTTAATCTATTATGTAAATTATGTAACTTTCGGTTACGAACCCTTACAATAGAACTATCATTACCAAATACTTGGAGGAATCTAAGAAACCAACGAGGACACCACCAAGGTTTTGCTTCATAGTCCATAGCCAAAACCAATGGGACCATAACTTTATCATAGTTGTTGTAATCAGGCACAGAACCTAAATAACCATACTTTTCAGAAAATCTTCTTGGAAAGAAAATATAACGAATATCATCCCACTCCAAATCACGAGTATAAATCGTACCTTTCTTTCTACCTTTCCAAAACAGAAGAGATTGTCCAAAGTCTTTAGCTTTTACACTAAATGAGCGAGTGTCCTTAAAAGGCCTAAATTTACTTTTTTTCATATTAAACGGGTCTGAATCGTAATATTCGGGATTGATTTGCGTCATTTTTACATCAATGATAGTAGTGGTTTCATTATGATATAAATCAGATAACCGAACAAACCTGCCATAAATACGGAGGATGCAGCAAAAAATAATTCTATAATTAGATAGAAAAATGTGTTTAATTTATTCATATAGTATTTTTTATTATTTATTTAGGTAATCAAAAACTTTTTTATAATATTTCTTTTCTGCCCGCCTAGCATCTTTCTCCAACGGATTTTTCCAATACCCATATACAACCGAATATATACCATAGTAGGTTTTCACAGGCTGAAGAGAGTGTTGATATTCGTGTATGATAGTGGTTATCAAGCGTTCTAAACTACGAATCCTATTGTGATAAATGATAACCTGATTTTCATCGGGGTCAAATGCTCCATAAGTTTGGGGTTCATATTGATTTCGAATAACAGATAGGGATATTGGCGTTTTATACCTACCATTAATACCCATATTGTTTTTACACCACCGAAAAATACGCTCGGATAAAACTCTTTTTTGAGCCCCAGTCCAATTAGATATAGATGTCCGTTTTTTGTATTTTAGTTTTTTCATATATCAGCAATAAATATAGTGTAAATATAATACAGAAGTATTACATTTCCAAATTTTGTATATTAAATTATCGTTAAGTTTTTTGACTGAAAAATTAACCATTAAAGTACTCCTTCAAATGAGTAACTTTTTCAAGTCCGGACTCAAATTTATCCTCAATCCACCAAAAAAATTGAGCCCTCTCCCCCGTCATACCATCATTGGGTAATTGGTTGAAAAGGTTTTTGGCCTGCTTATGCTGTCCATTATGGATACTCTCCAAAATATACTCATAATACTCTTCTTTGGTTGAAAAACCAAAGTCATTCAATAGTTCTACCATTTTAAAATTATTTAATAATATAATCGATTAATTGGGTAATTAGATAAAAAACCGATATCAACTGATAAGACAACACAGTCAAATAACCCAGCACACCAATTACCACCAATTGAACAAATACCCGAAGGGGCTTCTCAAAACTCATTAGGTTCGTTTCCATATCAATCATCTTACATAGTAAATATACTACAGAAAACCCATATTTCCAAGCCTTTTATATTAAATTTAGGTTAAATTTATCCACATTTTTACCCAAAAGTGTCCAATTTATTGGACAGTTCTTATTTAACCCTCTTTTTCCTAAAGAACCCCCCATAAGAACCCACCACAGAGGTTAAAATATCCTTTGTAAGAGGTGTAAAGGTGTACTGCTTTAGGTTGGGTATCTCTACGAATTTAATCTCCGTATGCGCTCCAAGAGAGGCTTTTCCTGATACAAAATCACATATAAAGGGTATTAACTCTATACCATCCCCCACAGCAGATTTAAATTGGTGGAATGGTTGTATTTCTATCCCAAATTCCTCTCTGAACTCTCTAATTAAGGCTTCATACTCCGTTTCACCATCATCCTCTACCTTACCACCAGGAAACTCCCAATATCCACCCCAATTTGGGTTGGTATCTAATCTTTTTCCTATTAAAACCTTATCTTCGTTTCTAAGTAATCCGCAAACTACTTTAACCATTCCTTATTCTTCAAATATACCAAATTGCTTATATATAAATGGAGCACCCATTTGTTTCATTGTAAAAGCCACTTTCATCGTTACACCAACGATTGCATCTATTTTAGTATTCCAAAACAATGATTGTATAAAGTAATTATTCACACTTAACTTTAAATTTACTTACATCTGATGTTGCCGGTGCGGTATTGTTGAAATAATAACAATCGCATACACCCAACTTTGTTGAATGAATCTTCTTATAAAATCCAGATGGAATAGTAGCACCACCTGATACTTTTTTAAGTGGTGGTTCAAAATCTACTCTGATATAGATATTAATATCATCTGCCTTCTGCCTCATCACCCTTTCAGATTCTTCCAACTCTTTCCACGGACCTCTATTTAAGGATTGATGTTGAAGAGCCGAATTTAAGTAAGTGAATGTTTGTTTGAGTAAGTTTATATCACACCCAAACGCTGCCGCCGGAGCCATATGCCCTTTATCCCATTCATTCGCCACATAATCCCCATTATCGGATGTATGGTATGATTTTTCTTTATAGAAATCCAATCCTTTGCGAGATACTGAATTTTCAGCACATTGAACCCTGTACTTAATCCATTTTGGTTGCTCCAAAACTTCCGAATAAACCATTTCAAAGATTTGGTTTTTGATATACACACTATCTCTCCCTTGTCCAAAAGAGTATAATGGTAGTAATAATAATAATATTAGTTTTTTCATAGTATTAATCCTCATAATGTTTTCTATTTTCATCGTCATCCTCATCAATCAACCAATCAGGTATATCATCATCATCTGAATTTATTTCATAAACCTCATCGTTCCAATTATCATCCCAATTGTAATCACCATCATATCTCATAATGGATTGAGAATCCAATTCTTCAATACATACTTCTAGCAATGTATCTTTAATGGAGAAGATTTTTGATTCAATCGTATCAACAGACTCATAATCTTCTTTACTCATCAAAGAACTCAATTGCTTTTCAGTAGAAACTGAACCAATAGATGTTGCGTAGTAAGCACCCGCGCAAATATATTCCATATGTTCGTATGTTCCTCTTATTTCAAAATCCTCATCAATTTCTTTGAATATTTCACACATCCTATCTACTAAATTATGGGGAAATTCGCTGTTGGATGATAGAACCAACATTGATTCATCACCAATGAATACACTATTCAATTCAGCAGAACAACTGCCAACACAATTAGTGTCTACATCTGAAATTGATTCGTAAAATTGGCTTAACAACCAATCGGAATCGTTTGATTTAGGATTTGAAAAAAGAGATGATAATGTAGCTTGTAAATCATCATTACCCTTAATTTTAATAGTTGATATTATTTTGTCCATATGAATAAATAGTTTAATTTTGTTCTTCGTGAATTTTTCCAACTGCTTTTACTTCATATTTGTAACCCGAATCGGAATTAGTTTCAAATACAGCTGCGTAATACTCTGCCGACTCTTCATTTTCAAACTCCCAAACTTCACCATGCCCATCCAATAAAATTACCGGAACATTCTTCTTAATGTATTTTACAATCACAAAACTCATATACTCTCCAAATTAATTTTTTCTAATGGTATTTCTTTTCCTATTTGTCTTTCAACACTTTTGATTATGTTAATTTTATCTTGTGGATTTGTTGATGTACACCATATCCATGCCAAAGATTTTTTTATATTATCAATTTCACTCTCATACCCTTTGATGTTTTTTTCAATAAGTATTTCATCATCGGAATCCAATTCATACTCTATATCATATTTAACAGCCAATTCAACCATTTCTATAAGATTATCACCATCGTATGCCTTTTTCAATCGTAAAAAATCATCACCACTTCCACCTCTATCAGGATGGGCTTTTATAGATATAGTTTTGAATAACTTTTTATACTTACTATCAACCTTTTTTTCAATTTGGGGTTTTGGTTTTGATGGTTCGGATGTGTTGGGTTCATCAGGTCTAACTTCCCCCGTTTCCTCATTCACCCAACACTCCGTAACACCATCTTTTGAATCTCCCCCAGATTCATTTTTTTTATCTTCGCGCATAAACTGCCCAAAAAAAGAGTTAAAATTGTTTAGATAAGAATCAAAATCTGATTGCATATCCTCTAACTCCATTTGGATATATTTACACTTTAAACTATACTTGGTCAGTTTTCGGTTCACGCTTTTCTTCAGGTTCATTGACAATCATACATTCGGTTGTCAATAGAGTCCCAGCAACTGAAACTGCTTTTTCCAATGCAGTCCTTACAACCTTTGTAGGGTCAATTACACCATTTTCAACCATATCAGTATATGAATCTTCCATTACATTATACCCATAAGTATTTGATTCGGCGGTTTTAACACTATCAATGATTGGTAGTGGTTCACATCCTGAATTTTGTAGGATTGCTTCCATTGGAGATGAACACGCGTTCACTACAATATTATACCCAATATCATAATCCGATTTTCCATCCCGATTCAACCCTTTTGCCGAATGAATCAATGCTGCACCACCACCTGCTACAATACCTTCCTCCATTGCTGCTTTCGTAGCAAGGATAGCATCATCAAACAGGTCTTTCTTTTCTTTCATTTCCACTTCGGACTGTGCTCCAACTCTAATTACAGCAACACCGCCTGATAGTTTGGATAATCGTTTGTGTAATTTTTCCTTTTCCCAATCGGAATTAGATTTACTGATTTCGGTTTTCACATCTTCAATTCGTTGATTGATTTCTTCTTGAGAACCTTTACCACCAATGATTACAGTTTCCTGCTTATCGGATACTATTTTATCACAATTACCCAAATTTTCAATGGTTACATCTTCTAAATCACCATTCACACCACCAAACACAGTAGTTCCACAAAGAGCCGCCATGTCCTGTAAGATTTCGGTTCTTTCAGTTCCAAACCCCGGTGCTTTAACCGCCAAACACTTTAGTGTTCCTCTTGCAGCATTCACAACCATCGTAGCCAATGCTTCTGCTTCAACTTCGTGTGCTATGATAGCAATGGATTCATTTTTTGCGGATACATTTTCCAATAGATGAAGAATATCATCCATCTTATTAATTTTACCATCAAACAAAAGAACCTTTGGTGATTCCAATGTGCAGTTCAACTTTTGGCGATTATTCATAAAATAGTGGGATAAATACCCCTTATCAAATAGTAATCCCTCTACAACAATTAGTTCATCATCTGATTGATTTCCCTCTTCTACCGTTATTACACCATCCCTACCAACTTCTTTTACCGCATCAGCAATCATAGAACCAATTTTGGTGTCGTTATTTGCGGATATTGCTGCAACACTTTCAATCTTATCATTATCTTCCAACTTAATAGAGATTTTAGATAGATTATTAATGATATTATCAGCAGCATCTGCCATCCCCCTTCTTAAATGAATTGGGTTTGCTCCACTCCTTTCAATCTCACTCATACCCTCATTAAAGATGTATTGAGCAAGTACGGTGGATGTGGTAGTTCCATCACCAGCTTTATCAGCAGTTTGTTGTGCTGCTTCTTTGATTACTTGCGCACCAATATTAATAGTATTATCAGAAAACTCCACCGATTTGGCAACCGTAACACCGTCTTTGGTGATATGTTGTGTTCCATCTCGCTGAATGATTACATTCCGGCCCTTAGGTCCTAATGTAACTTTTACTGCATCCGCTAGTTCGTTTACTCCTTTAAGTAGTTTTTCACGGGATTCTTTACCGTGAAAGATTTGTTTTCCTTTCATAACTTTATTCTCCTTTTGTTTTTTGGTTTACTTCGTTCATTATTTTGTTTAGGATATGCTGTTTTAATCTTTCTATTCTGAATTGTGGTTGAGTTCCCCTAATGTTACCCCTGTTGTTGTGGTAGCAATTAAAGCAGATAAACCTAAGATTTTCCCTACGATGATTTTTCCAATCATCATCTAAATGGTCTAATATCAAAGGTATATTACCATCACTCAACCTTCTTTCGTTATACCCACAAACATGACAACAATATTCAAATGGTGGGTCTAAAGTATGTCCAATCTTTGATAATCTTGTTTTTAAAGACCGGATTGAATACTCTGGATACTTACCCTCAAAAATATCGTTTATAAGTTTATGGGCTTTTGTTTTCTTTCTTGGTTTTCGTGGAGTTTGATTTCTATTTAACTTTTGTAATTCCCACAAAGATAAGCCTGTTTCGGAATCAATATATTGTAATGCATATTTTTTGTATCCATTAAAAGAAATTCTCAAAAAGAGAGCGGCTTGACGATTAGATGTGGTATTTTTCATAGCATACCTAATCTGATTTTCTGTCAGTCCAAGAGGTTCTCTCCCCTTTCCTAACACATAACCATTTTGTAAAACCGTTCCCTTTTGAGACCCCAACATATGAAACAATAATATTAATTATCTGATAGTTTTACCATCAAAATTTCACTTTCACGATATAGATTGTATTTTACTCCATCAATTTTGATTTGAGTGCCTGTTCCATCTAAAAGAACTTCATCATCTACTTTTAGTTTCATACGTATCTTTACCCCCTGTTGAGTAAATAATCCATCGCCAACTGCAACAACCTTTCCACTCATTGTTTCTCTTGCAGTTTCAGGTTTATACAATCCACCCTGCGTTTTTTCATCGTGTTTGTTTACTAAGACAAGCACATAATCATTCATTGGTTTATAGTTCATCATAACTCCTTTTGTTTTTTTGATAAATATACAAAATAATTTTTAAATTACCAAAATTTTCCGTTAATAAAATCTTTTTGTTTTTCAATAGCCCTTTTTAGTTCATTCTTATCAACAACAACCTTTTCTGCTTTTTTCTCAACAATCGGTTTATTATTAGGTAAATTTTTGGATTCACTCCATTCAATTCTTTTTTTTACTAACTCCTTTTCACCACCCGTCATTGATTTCGTCAAAACGGATGATATGTAACAATATGGGTCTTCTGGGTCATCCAACTGCATATCGGAATAAATACATCCAGGTTTGCTCGCTGATTTGATTTTATAACAGGCCCACCCATCGGATGAGTGATAACACTCCATAATATACCCAACCTCTTTTTCAGCATACCATTTATATGCCACCATATCCTTTGGTTTGAAATGGTGTTTCTTTAAACGCTTTTTTCCCTTATTTACATTTTTTACATTGGGTAGTTCCATATAAATTAAATATCAATATCATTAAACCCACCATTTTTTTCAACCTCAATAGCAGTTGCCCTTTTTTCGGTTGGGTTTTTTACACTTTTATTATTAATTAATACCCTCTCACTCCTACCAATACCCATTACCAATTGGTGGTATGGAATATCCAAATTCATCATTTCTTGTTTAGTAATAAGTTCGTATTCTTCGGGTCTAGCGGTTGTCAATACAATATAATAACCGGAATTATACCACTCATTCATTTTTTTTACAACTCCCGGCAAAGCCATACTTGTTGTCAGGTTGATTTCTTCAAATGGAACCTGATATACAAGCGTTCCATCAATATCACAAAAAATTGTCTTACTCATTTTCTATACTTTTTAAATATTCAAAATATGCATCAACTTCTTCATCCATCATATTTGACAGTTTATCACAATATAAATTATATTCTTCACCACCCTCAAAAAATTTATCTACATCCCAATCTTCCATTTCAATATATTCATCTGAAGAATAATCTTTTGCTATTAAATGAACTCCGGCAAAGTTGTAACCTTCATCTTCAAATTTGTTTTGAATCCAAACATCGGATTTGATATTAGATAATACCTCTGCTAATTTTTCAACCCAACCAAAAATGGGGTCCCATGCGGAATCTATATTTATCGTAATAGTTCCATCATCACCATAATCACTCACATACCCATTAAACCACTTTGCTCCACATTTGTTTTCTACCCAACTTCTATCATAATCATCATTACCATTAGGCCATATATTATCAAAAAGAGCATTTACCAATTCAACTGTGAATGTTGTTTCAAATGGGTCTTCATTAGTGGATTTGAAAATTTCTTTAATTTTTTCTACTACATTCCCATCAGCGTTGTTGATAGTGATGTAATTAAATACTGTATTTGCCATATAAAAATATCTATTGTGCGGTGTAGTTGTTGTTAGTTAATTTTATCCTTTAAGTAAATCTTTTTTTAATTTTAAATCAAATTTATCCATACGAGAATCAATTCCTCTCTCAATCCTTTCAATTTCCGAACTTATCCTAGTGTGAACCTCATCTATATCTTTAGAGGTTTTATCTATACGAAAATCAATTCCTCTCTCAATCCTTTCGGCTTCTGAACCTATTCTAGTGTGAACCTCATCTATATCTCTATAGATTTGATTTTCTAAATTATCAACCCTAAGATTTAGGAGTTGTAATTCTTCTTTTGAAGAGCGAATAAGTTCTTCATTTTTTATCTGAATATCGGTTATATTTTTAGAATAACGATTAAACACTTTAATTACGCTAAACCAGGCCAAAACCTCAGCAACCACCAAAGCTATAACCAACCCTAACGCGAAATAAATAATTTCCATAATAATTTTCCTTTCTTTTTATTTTTAAACAACAACTAACACTACACAATAGATAATTTTCTTTTTAAATTTTTAATATGTTTACACTCCGAACCCCTACCAAACTCATACGCAGGACAATTGCAGGTAAATCGTTTGTGATTAAAAGATGTAACATTGTAATATTTGAGTTTCTTTGTTTTTTTATCACGAGAACCCATTTCAATATAAACTTGTTTCCAATCTAAACTCATATCATTAATCTTTAGTAGTCAGGACAGGATTCGAACCTGTAATTCTATAACAAGTTGTAGGGTACTGACTTTTCGCAATTATTATGCCTTCCCCATCTTGTGTGCGTCTACCAATTCCGCCACCTGACTAAGTAACACCCTAATTTATCCAACTTACAGGTGTTGTGGCTGTCCTCAATTTCTTGAGTTAGGAATAGACTATTTGGGTTACTATTTATTCCCTCTTTCAGTAGATAGTCAATCTAAATAGAACCTTGTCCTATCAGCAGTCTCATACGGACATCACTCCGTTTCTCATCGTGTAGAGCACACTATCCGTTGTCTTGTTTCGGAACGTGTAGTCAGGACAGGATTCGAACCTGTGCTTTCTCATTTCTGAGCGGGCCATAACCAATACCGCCACCTGACTTAGTTGATTACTGTGCTACAGCAGTAGTATCAACACCACCACCCAATTCCACAGTATTTTGGAAAAGAGTTGAATCTACCGGCTCACCTGTAGTTTCGGTTGTGGTGGTTTGGTTGTTTGAGCAAGCCATAACTGTTACAGCAAGCATCAAAATTGCGATTAGTTTTTTCATATTGTTTTTTTTGTTTTTTATTTAAAAATCATCATCACCATAAGGCAGGGTATGCATTTCCTGCCAAATTCGTAAAGTTTCCTTAATTTCTTCGGGGGAGAGTTTATCTCCCAATTCTTCTAATTCGTTAGCAATATCATCAGAACACCTACCATAGGTCTCAATCATAAGATTAGCCTTCTCTTGGAGGTGAACAAATCGGCGAACATTTTCGTTTTTCATAGTAATTGGGGAATACTTATCAATCATTATATAGTAAATATACAACAGAAAACCTATATTTACAAACTTTCAATATTAAATTTAGGTTAAATCTTAAATTACCATTCAGCGGCCATCAGTTGTTTTTGGATTTCTTCCTGATAGGTGTGGGAATCCGACATCACAAAAGTATCCGTATAAGCCTCTACAAAGTATTCAGACCACACCTGGCGGGCTTCCTGATAGAGTTTCTTTAACTCTAAAGGGGTGGAATACTCAATCTCATAGGAGGTTTCAACCTTACTATTGGGATTAGCGAACTCATAGTTCGTGGGGAAAATAACCTTAAAAGTGGCCTTTTTCACAATTTGGGGGGTTAGTTTATCAATCATTACATAGTAAATATACAACAGAAAACCTATATTTCCAAGCCTTTTTTCAAAAAGTTATCCACATTTTTACCTAAAAGTGTCCAATTTATTGGACAGTTGGGTTATTTGTATGGAAACAACTTATTTAGGGTTTCTTGTCTTTTAGAACACCCACAATCTTCGTGTCCTGCAATATGGGCTATTTTTTCAGCCAACTTATCTAATTTGGTTGCTGATGTTACCTTTGCAATGGTATCTCCCAAACCCTTACTTTTTTGCTCTTTTTCTACGCTCATTTTTTATCTCCGTTTCAAACCTTAAATAGTTTAGTTTATTTTGATAGTTAAACAATTCATCATAATTACCCTCCTTTATACAACAATCACCGGTTGTATGAATTATGTGAGCAATACTTGCGCATTGATTTAGTGGGTAATCAAACATATTTGATAGTATTAGAATGACATCATTGAACGAATGGATATCATCATTATGAATATATAATTTTGCCATTGGGTATATCAAATTTTTTCTGATATTTGTTTAGGTAAATTGGTATTTCGTTTTCGTTACATAACTCCGCTAATATTGGACGATTAGACCTGTCCAATACATAAATAATATGGGTTTGGCCAGTTCCGCCGGAATCTACCTCATACTTTAGCTTTTTTACTTTTATTTTCATTTAGTTTCTCCATCCTGTCGGTAAAGTTTTTCAACTGTTGGAGTTTTTCGTATTCTTCGTGCTTTAGATAAAAATCAACTAAATGTGGGATTACAAGTTTTTTATAATCCGCAATTCCACGCTTCCTACTTAGGACTATCTCCAAAGTATCATCCATTGCCTTTTTTTCGTATTCGTTTACCATACTATATATATTAAAAAACTTTTAATAAATCGTTAAATTTTGATTGAACCAATGATTCAAATATACGAACTTTTTTCTCAGGAGCAAAATGGTCTACAACCAATTTTGTTTTAAGATTTACATTTGGGTATTTTGATTTAAGTTTATTTACCGCCTGAATGTTTGATGGTGAATCATCCATAAAAGCAATATCAGTATATCCTTTTTCTATATGCTTTTCAATCCAATCTGCTTTATCTTGTGGATTATTACTACCCAATGTAACAGGATACACATCCAAACCTAATTGTGTTTTAAAAAAGTGCTTAATTGGAAATCCTAAAGTCCTGGCAGTCAATATAGTTACTTTTTTGGATGGGTCTGAAAGCATCTTTTTCAGTAAATCTACATTCTTTTTAATTAGTTTTGGTTCTTGTAGGAGTTTGTTGAATTCCCCAAAATCGAACTTATCGCCAGGTTTTTCTTTATAAACAGCATACTCACCTGGTGTAAGCATGGATTCCTTGCCATCTGAATGGATTACCTTAATTTTTGATGATGTCTTTACGAGGGTATCATCCAAATCAAATACTCTTAAAACTTTTCTCATACCTATAAATATACGAAAGAAAGTTTAATTATCCAAATTTATTTTACTGGACTTGATTTGGTATCCTCACCCCTCTGTCTGGCTTTTCTCCCCGCACAATGTGCTTTTTGGGAAAATCCTTTTGGATTATTACAATCTATGGATTTTTTGTATTTATTCGTCCAATCTTCTTTTATTCTTTTTTTCAAAAGTTCAATTACCATAGTTTCAATCGTTTTCAACTTATCGTAATACTTCTGGTTCTCAAATACCGATGGTGTTTTTAGTTTAGCCCAACCACCGCCTGGTATATCAAAAATACGAGATGGAATAGGGATTATACCATCTTTTGGTAACTTACTCCAATATTGTTTATCAATATGGATTACTCTTACCAAATAACTACGGGTTCTATTATCAACACCAACCATTTCTACCTCAACAGGTACAGGCACTCCACCAATCTTTAATTTACCTTTGTATATACCACCTTTGGTATGTTTTGCTTCTTCTATACCACCTTCAGGTGCAGGTGGTGGTGGTGTGGGTTCAGCTGCCGGTGGTGGTTCTTCGGCAGGGGGTTCTTCTTCTTTTTTCTGAAAGATATTTATTGGAAAAGCATAGGTGTATCCACCACATCTTTTTCTAAATTCTTGCTCAGTTTCACCCTTTAGTTTTGAGGAACACGTCGCCATTTTTTTTAATCCTAATATTTTCTTTTATAAATTTAGATATGGTTGGTTTATTATTACCCTCTTTCACTATTGCTTTCAAATGCTTTTTGTATAAATAAGCAAGGAATGGTATTAATTCTTTTACCATCTTATCTTTATCAGTATCAGATACGGGTTTGCCGATTTTTTCTTTTCTATTCAACGCCTTTTGATATGATGCATTACTTCTACCACCTGTATCTTTGTTTTGATATGTAAACGATATCGGTGTATTGTAGATAGCATTATAGGCTTGGTCTCTTAAATTATCCTTTGTTACTACCAAAGCCTCTTTTAAAGGTTTTTTATTTTGTTCGCACCCACATCCCATATTATACCTTTCTAATTCCTTTGTGATTATCTATTTTATCAAGTATCTCATTTAACAAACTCATCTTTATATACCCTGCCATTGATGCGTTTTTAAGTGCACTTACTAACTGAAACACCATAAATGGAACAACAATTACTTCACTCAACCAACCCGTGCCACTAAAACCCTTTTCCACCATTAGTATTGCGGATAGTATCATTATCCAAACAAAAGTATTTCTTAGTACACCTAGGGCTTTGCGTGTTTTAAATCCCTCTTTTTTTGAACCGGCTATTATTCCAAATATACCATCTAAAAACATTACACCAATTACTGCGGTATATTGGTCTTGATTGTTCATATATAGATTAAGAAAATAACTACATATAAAAGCACATAAGCCGGATATGGATGTTATTGTTAATATCAACGGATTAGTAAGTATTTGTAATTTACTTGTCATATTAGTCTTTCTTTAATCTTTGTATTTCCGTTCTTAATAAATGTTCTTCTATACTGTCATTCCATTTTTTCAAACGTATCATTTCAATCTTTTTTTCAACAACAAATTCTAAAGAATCAACTTTTGTTTTTGCTTTTTGAGCTTTTTTGTATTTTATTTTTTTTGTGGGGGTGTGTACTGAATCACTCTGTCTGATAAATTCTTCCTCAATTATTTTTTCTTTTTCTTCATAGATATTTTCAACCTCCCATTCCAACGAAGATATTTTATCTAGCAAAGCGGATTCTGTAGCTACAAAATCACTTTCAGCAACTCTATATCCTAAATTATATCCAGCCACCCCGCCAACAAAGGCAATTAATAATATGTAAATCTTTTCTAATCGCATTCTTCTACTAATTTAACCACAGTTTGTTGTAATTTTTCAACATCCTGCTCTAATTTATTAATTCTAACTTTCTGAGTTTCTATTTGTTCTTTATAAACCATTCTATTATCAATATAAAGAAAAACGATCCCCACCAAAACCAAAAACATAATGGCTTTGATGGGGTCTTTTATAAAATCTTCAAATGATATTGGAAATTTCATTTTTTATTTAAGTAATGCGTAATACTCTTTAAAGTGTTTAATTCTATCAGCAAGACCAATTGTTCCACCATTCACCCTCTTTGTAGCAGATGTTACACTTGCATCATCCGCACCTTTATCAGCGATAGTGTTTAATCCATTGCTTGACCAAAACCAAGCAGCTGATAATAATGGATACTTTGTTGCTACTAAATCTGGGTTAGCAGCTATATCTTCGTTAATTGCTTTACCAAAAGCAGTATAATTACTTTTTCCTGTTAATTGGATATAACCTCTACCTCTAAACTTATATCCATCTCCGCTTGCTTCATCACCATTTCCCATTCTACCACCATATACTAAGTTAGCAATCTTTTCAGGCTTTCTTTCGTACAATAATGCTTTAGCTTCAGTTGGGAAATATTTTTTGAAAATACCCAATAAACCTTTTGCTCCATAGTTTAGATTTTCTTGAACGGCTTTAAAACCGGCGCTTTCGTGTCCGCATTGGGCTAAAAAGTGTGATAACCTAAGAGCTGTATCAATTTTGAATGTGGTCATAACAGATGGAATTTGTGCTATCACTCCATCTGGAACATGCCCTTTTAATTTGTTAATATCCATAAATATCCTTTCGTTTTATTACTTATATAAATATAGTTTTTATCTTAAAAAAGATTTAAAAACAGTTTCTTTTGCTACACCTAATAAAATATGTCCTACAAAAAAACAGGCTGCCGGCCAAAATCCATAAACAGCAAACCCAAAACACACAGAAAGAACTTTCATCATTTGAAAAAAGTGTTCTGCATCACTAAACCCTACAAATAGGGTTGAACCATAAGGATATCTTTCTGCTTTAGGCATTGGAACTC